ACAGTAGCAGGTCACGAGATAGACAACATTTTATGGGAGGATACGCGAGACACCTTGTGGAATCCTGACCTAGACGAATATCAATTAGGAATGTCATTTAGAATAAGAGAAAAATGAAACTAGAACTAACTAAACGAGTAAAGATCGGCAACAGGTACCGAGCAAAAGGAACTGTCATGGAGATTGCCAACGAGCGGAGCAAAGAACTACTAGCCAACAAGCAAGCGATTGTGTTCGGCTCAGAAATTGAAAAAATTGTAACTGAGTCTGAGGATGAGGAGGAATAGCTTTGTAATATAATTTAGAATAAAATGGCTCAGACAACAGGAATAATGAGAGGCGGTTATTGTGCGATCTACAATAACACAGCGAAGGTAGCACACTCAGTAAGTGCTAATTTGGACATCAGCATGAATACCCGTGATGCAACGACTAAAGATACGGCAACTTGGGAGGATAAACTTGAAGGTCTATTGAATTGGACTGCATCGGGAGAGTTTCTGTTTGCAGAAGATGCCACAGAAGGCTATGAGGATTTATACGATGACATGATTGCTCGCACAACTGTCACGCTTCTATATTCAAATGCCAATACGGGAGATGTTGAATATAGCGGAAGTGCATACATCACATCACTAAGCAGAAACGGAGCAACAGACAACGACAACGAATCTTTCTCAGTCACCTTTGAAGGTACAGGCGCATTGAGCAAGGCAACTATCAGCTAATAGGCTGAACATACAGAAGGAAGCGAGGGGGATGGTGGTAATGCTATCCCCTTTTTTATTTTTGACATGGAACATATAGATATAAACGGCACTACTTATCCTTTTAAGGCTGCCTACTCAGTACTTCGCAAGGCGATGAGACTGAATGAACAAATGAACGGAACTGAGATTGACTTGATGCACTTGATGTGTGTAGAATCAATCAACAAGGGTTACAAATTAGAGGGCAAGTTAGACACGATGACTGCGGAATTGCTTGATGATTTGATTGACCAAGACCCGAAAGCACTTAACCGAATGAGTGAGATGGTTGAGAAGCAGCAAAAAACTGAAGGGGGCAGCGCGGAAGTAGGGGGAAAGTAGATGGGGGCGTTGACCCTTTTGATTTAATTGAACAGGCTTCTGCTGAGATAGGACTCAGCCCAGGGGTTTGGCTCGACATGACACCTCGCGAGTTTGACAACTATCGAAAGGGCTATATTAGAAGGATTGAAGCGATAGATCAGACAGAGTGGGTGCGGACTAGGTGGCTAGGGTTTATTATGATCAAAACAGTAGACGCAAAGGGCAAGTATAAAACACCTAAAGACCTATTCAAATTTGATTGGGAGCAGAGCAGTATAGACCAAGAGAAGATTAAGAAACTAGAGAGGAGATTTCCAAAGACATTAGCAGAAGTTAAAAGTAAGAAATGGGAAAAGGTAGGAAAGCGGGGATAGTCAATGCGGTATTAGGTATTGATATTAAAGCCTTCTCGACAGGCTTGCAGAACGCCAAGAGGCAGATGAAGGGTGCATCTGCAAAGTTTGCAGATTATGGCAAAGTAATAGCGGGAATTGGCGTAGGCGTAGGGGCTTTTGCGGTCAATGTGGCTAGAGAGTATGAAAACCTAAACGTAAGGTTAAAGACTGCATTTCAAGGCAACGAAGAAGCAGCGCGGAGTGCCTTTGAGACTATCAATGAGTTCACTAAAAAAACACCATTTCAACTAGACCAAGTAGCGGATGCTTTTATCAAGCTCAAAAATATGGGGCTTAATCCTTCTATGTCTGCCCTGAATAGCTATGGGAACACGGCTGCGGCAATGGGCAAAAGCCTAAACCAAATGATAGAGGCAGTAGCAGATGCTGCTACGGGAGAATTTGAGCGATTGAAGGAGTTTGGTATTAAGGCGAGATCCGAAGGGGATAAGGTCAAGTTCACATTTAGAGGCACAACAAAAAGCGTAGGGAAGAACGCAGCCGAAATACAAGAGTATCTTCTAAACATTGGGAATACAGATTTTGCGGGTGGCATAATAGAAGCATCTCAAACATTGGATGGGCAGCTATCTACTTTGCGAGACACAATCAAGGGATTTGCGAATGACTTTGGTCAAATACTCTTGCCACAGATAAAAAATGGGGTGACTTGGGCTCAGAAATTAGCAAATGCAGTATCAGATTATCGAAAACTAATCGAAACGCGAAGACCTATTAATGAGTTAGGGGAAGCGCAGAGAGCAATATTTGCGGCAAAAAACAAAAGAAAAAAAGCATTTGGCGTATTGACACCTGACGAAGTAGCAAACGATCTTACGGATGGGCAGAGAGAAAGATACTTCGAGTTGACAGATGCTATTTATGAAGCTAAAAAAGCATACAATAAGTTGCTTGAAGAGCGCAAAAAAAACAACAAAGCAACCGAAAAAGAAACAGAAAATGTAAGCGAACTCACAACTAAATATGATGCGTTATATGCCAAGGAGATAGAGCGGATGGAAAAAGCGGCATTAATGACGAGGGTAAGGCGCGACATAGCCTCACGGGCAATTAGAGGGGGCAAAATAGGAGCGATGCAAGGCGTGGGGATGTCTGGCAATTTTGGCGGCTTAGATAAGCTTGGAAATTCACTAGATACAATTCCAGACAAGCTAGAAAGGGTGGCAAGCGGATTTAAGAACATAGCAATAGAAGTAGACTCCACTATCAGCCAAATGAATGCTATGCTTGAGGGGTTTGTACAAGGTGGTCTCGCTTTCTTTGGTCAGAAGCTAGGAGAAGCACTAGCGGGAGGAGGTTTTAAGAATGGCGAACTAGGGCAAGGCATTCTCGACATGACAGGACAATTCATGCAGCAGCTAGGAGGGTTGATGATAACCACAGGAGTCAGCCTAGAAGCATTTCAAAAGGGGTTGGCAAGCATGAATCCTGCACTACTTATCGGAGGTGGTGTAGCATTGATTGCAGCAGGTGCAGCCGTTAGTCATTTTGCTCGAACAGGCTACGGAAACAACACCACAGGAGGAGCAAGCGCATCAGGCTTTGGTGGTAATAGCGCATCAATAGAAGTCACGGGACAAATAAGAGGAGATCATTTGGCTATTCTTGCAAGTGATTTCCAAAGGAGAAGCAGATAATGGGAGTACGATTACAGAGCGAAATGACAAGTAGTCTAGGGATAGACTACCGCATTAAAATTTATGATGCGAGCTACTCAAGCAGCACCGTTTTGTTTCCGATAAAAGACTTTGAACTATCCTACACTCCGTCAGATGACACGCTCCTATCTCCTATCATTACATCTGAGTTGATGATAGAGATGTACGATGACGGCACTAGCGGAATAGCGGCTGCCATTAGTTCTATTGAAACATCTGACGAGGAAAATGTAGAGGTAACACTAGAACGCGACACGGGGGCAGGATACGAACTAGAATGGGTTGGCATTGTCCAAAAGGAAGGGATAGTCAGGTATAATAGTGCAAAGCCCGTAAGCATCACTTTGAGGGCTACTGATGGGCTAAATTTGCTAAAAGATATACGCTATCCAGGCATAGCAAATGGAACGCATACAGGCAGCAGTCAGATTATGCAATTCATTACTGAGTGCTTGAAAGAGAATGGACTAGATTCGTTTTGGGGTTCGGGAGAAGCATACATTAGGGAGTCTATAGAATGGAGGGAGAACAATTTATCTACTCCCGCTAGTGATAGTCCTATATTGTTCACGCGCTGCGATGTGTTAAAATTTAGGAATGAAGTAGGATCTAGGAGCCTTGAAAACAAGACCTGCTACGAGGTGATTGAAGGTATTTGCAATCTGTTTGGAGCGCAGTTCTTTCACGCAAATGGATGTTATTACCTAAGACAGCCGCGCAACTATGACGGGGCTACTCACACAGAGCGCGAACTATCAAAGCTGCTTTCTGAGTTATCTAGTGCAAGTGTTTCAAACGATGCGATTGTAGTATCAAACACGACAACACCAACAACAGACAGAGTGCGGATTCTTGGAGGTGGGTCATTTATGCTCAGAGAGCCACTTGATCAAGTTCGAGGGGTTATCAAACCTGGGTATTTGCTTCCTATAGATCCTGAAGAGTCTGTGAAGATAGGCATTGATGGATGGGATAGTGGTACGGCAACATATACAGCCACGCAAACATCTAAGACATTTACAGTTGCATTAGGAACTATCTATGCTGACAGCACAAAGCTAGATAGGTTTATATTGACACAAAATATAACAAGGATACAGGGACCAAACCACAACATCAAATTAACTTGGACCGTGAATTTAGGCGGTTCATATTGGTTAGATCACGATCCCGCAACAAACGACTTCTCTTGGTCTGGTTCATCTTCAAGCTACGTTGAAATCAAACCATTGCGCGGGGAGGTCGAGCTGCCATTTCGTGTAGTAACTCCTCCAATTCCAACAGGCACGTATTCAAGCTGCACATTTACGGCAACTGTTCAGCTGTGGGATACTGCTTTAAATGCACAGATTACAACTACAGAAGCTATCAATAAACAGTCTAGTGCAATTATTAATCAGCAAAAAGTAGAAGTAGAAAGACCAGACGATGAATATCAGTGGAACTTTGAAGTAAATGTCCAGAACCCGCAAAGCAACGACAATAGTAAGGTTTTAGATTTGGGCGAAGTGTGGTTCAATGATACGTCTGTTATTTCTACCAAATCCATGTTCGAAGTAAACACATCAGGTGTGGCATGGGAAACAGCGCAGACATGGGATGCGGGTTATGATGCAGATGCAAACTTGACAAACACTATGCTATACGAGCGAATGAGTTATCAAACTGCACCTGTTAGGATGTATAGAGGACCTATTGAGGGGTTTTACAGACCTCATTTGTCGTTCATATACGATAGCGAAACATATATCATGCGCAGAGTGTCTCACATGGGGCGCATGGATACCTACGATGGGGAGTGGTGGAAGATCAATCGTGCTCTAAACGGAATTACTATAGGAGACAAGAAGCCCAAAGACATTCCAGACATAGTTAGAAGGTCGAGAGGTCCTGTTAAATTTAACAACAATGACGATAGGTTCTTCAAGCTAGAACGCATTGGCGAACTAGGAGAAACGATAGGATCAGGCACTACCATAACGAGCATTGATTTACTCAGGCAAATAGGTCACGATAACATAAAGGACGGAGACACGATAGCCATTGTGCATCCATTGACAGGGGAGATACTAGATGAGTTTGAATGCAGCGCAGATGCGGGGTCTACTGACACATCTATTAGTCTTGTAAGTGCCTCAACATCTTACGATCTGAATATAGGTTTTTATGTATCTTTAATCCATTGGGAAACGAAGAGCGCAGATGTCATAAGAGGTCAGGAAATGCGATTTAAAAGCGCAACAGATATACCATTTACAGACACTATACATCTGAACAGCACACTAGGCAAAGGATTGATGTTTAATGATGAGAACGCCAATCTCATTCCTGTAGGTGAATATATGCAGGAGACAGATTTGAGCAATGCTCAAATAACGTCACTCAACACTACGGGCGTAGCTGTGCTATCCGCATTAGGTGATAACGATTATTATTGGGATGTTCGAGAGGTTACTATATTCTACGATCACAACGGCACGGAATATACACCTACTGGCAATTTGAAGATAAGGACATCAGGAACTACCGTTGATGTAGCAGAGCAAGCGGATAACATCTTTGCAGAAACGTCAGATGTAAATAGGCGGTTCTCTGTAACACCTAGCTATCACAGCAGCGCCGTTAGAAATGTAGATGACTTAATGGGGCAGGACTTTGAAATATACAGCACAGGGGTTATCACGGGTGCAGGTGGCACGGCTAGAGTTCGCGTGTATGCAGTTGTTAGAAAGAGTTAATATGAAAGGACTAAAGAAAATAGTACCAGGATTAGAGATAG